ATTTTTGTTCTAATTCTTTTTTTCTTGCATCAACCTCTAATGTCAGCATAGTTTGAATTGTATCTAGTCTTTCCAAAACATGATTGCTTTGTACTTCAACTTTTCCAACAGCTTCTGCTGTTTTAGAAGGACTAACTATTTCACCAAGTTCATCTGCGTCAACCGCAGAAAACCCAAAATCAAAATCTTCCCAATCTTCAGACATATTTTCCTATTTAAATCCCAAATCTTTTAATTGATTAATGGTATCAGTAGCACTTGTATGATGAATACCGATACCACCTTTTGCTCTAAACTCTTTTATATTACCCGCATGATCATCAATTAAAACATTGGGTCTTCCATCTCTACCATCTTTAGCAAACTGTTGTTTATCTTGTCTAGAAACTGCTCTCATATCACTCTGTTTTAAATTAAAATGTTTTTTCATCCATTTAGTTTTATCACTTGCCGCTTGTTTAGATATATCACCTCTACTTTCTCTAGGTATAGCAGTCAACATAATTGGATTATATTTACCAATAAAATTCCAAAGTTTTTTTGCATCTGGCATTAATGGTAATTTAGCAAAAGTATCTTTTGGAAGATCTGGCCAATATTTATCTTTAAATTTTGTTCCTAAATGTTTTCCAGTAAATGCGTGAAAGTCAGCAACTACTCCATCCATATCACAATAAATTTGTGGTGCATCAAACTCATTCAATTGAAATTCTTCTCTCATTTTTAATCTTTTTTCTTTATCAATCCATTTTTTAGCAATATGATTTTTCAAAGGTTCTTGAACTATTGATCTTATCTTAACAAATACTTTTCTAAAAATATCCTCATCTGGATCATTATTATCAACAATAATAAAATTTTTATTACCAAAATATCCTTGAAATTTTCCAAGATTTTTTTGAACATCTTCCCAACTTGCTTTTACAATATTATCTGGTAATGTTCTAGGCCGCATTTGATTTCTTTCTAATGCAACATCAAGAGATGTATTAACAAATATCATTAATGTATCATAACCAAGACCTTTTAATCCTTCTGAGGCAGTTTGAATCCTTTCATAATCTTTTCCAGTACCATCAATAATCATTCCAAGTCTTCCATCAACCCATTGTCTCATTCTCATCTTTGTAAGTTTCTTTGCTTTATCTCTAATGATTTGAGATTTTTCAAAATCTTTATCATCAAATTTAGTAAAGTCCATTCCCAATCCAGATGATTTTAATTTAAGTTCATATATATCATCTGAATTAACAACCTTCATTCCTAGACCACCTGTTGCTTTTCCAGCAACATATGATTTACCAGATCCTGGACCACCTGCTAAAAATATTGCTTTGAATATTGAGGGATCATACATTCCCTCAATTATAAATTCATTAAAAGACTTCATACCATTCATCGCCATTTTTCTTTGTATAATACATACTAGTTTCTAATTTTTCTTCTAATGTAAATTGTTCATCTCTCATTTTCAATAAAAACTTTTGATTTCTTTGCTTTCCTTTATGTAATTTTGAAAACAAATCTTGGAATTTATTTCCCCTACTATCTACTGAAATACTTTTTCCACCATGATCAAAATTTGCATGAACTTTTCCATGATGATTGCCTGGAGATTTATTTGTACCTAGTAATGAAAAATCATCTTCATCTTTGTGAATGACAGAATGTTGATCATATTTTTTCCCCAATTCCATCATATGTTTTCTTTCAATGTTTGGAATCATTAAAGATTTTTCTTTTACAAATCCACCTTCTTCTTTGTATCCACCCCTCATTTCAATATATCCATGACCCATTTTTCTAACATGGCTTTTTAATTCAGAAAATCTTCTTTCATTTTCTTCATCTGAATGTTCTTGTCTATGTGGAGACATAATTCCAAATTTTGGTGTTTTGTTTACATGATGCATTACTCTTGATAGACTTGATTCTTGTAATTTTTGTTTAAAAGTTTTCATTTTTATTTCCTTACATTAGCAACTGAATCTCCAGGTTTACCTGTCTTATTTAATATTGATACATGATATATTCTATTTGGATCAGGATTTGATTGAATCAAATCTGTAACATAATCTCTCATCTCACTTTGTTGACGTATAGTAGTATACCATGAGATTCTACCATTGTCAACTATTTTCTGTGGCTTGTTGAAATGTATTGGAAAATCAACATCAGAAAAGGTTGCTCCTTTAAATTCTGCTCTCATTTTTTTCCACGCATTTCCAGAAGCCAATGTTATATGTAAATCTTTATCTTCTAATGGTTTCAAATTTGGATCTCTTTTCAAAACCATTTTTTGCATTTGCTTTATTATATTTATCTCTTTTTGTTTTAACTTATATTTGAGAACACTTTCGACTTTTACTTCTTCATTCATTTTAATTTGTGACATTAATGATTTTTTATCATTTTTACCTGTCTTGACTGCGTGTTTTAATAACATTTTTAAAGCATCACCAATTTGTCTACCTTTTAATCCTGCTTGTGAAAGATCTCTACCATCTACTCCTAAATTTTTAAGTGAAGTTGGTTTACCTTTTCTTCTCATATCTGCTAATATCATTGATAAAGTTTTTTGTCTTTTAGTTTTTAAATATTCATCAATATTTTTTATTGCAGAAGGATGGCTAGAAGTATATTGCACCAATTCAAATTCATTCTTCAATATGTCTGGATTATGAATTACCATAACAACACCTTCTATTGATTTTTTTACTTCATTAGAAATTCTCATTGTTTTTTGTGCATTTTCACCAGCTAACCATTTATAATCTTTCAGTAAAATTCCTAAGAAAGCAGGAAACGCTGACTTTTCTAATTTATCCATCGCATCAAAATCAATATCTTTTATTCCCCTAAATATATAATTCATTAATCCTGTTTTAATCATCAATTTAATACCTTTACTTGGTACAGTAGATTTTGTAAACATTTTTATAAATTCTTCTTGGAATCTATCAGGAGAAACAGTTGTTATATTTTTTGCTTGTTTTTTAATTTCTCTTTCAGTATTAGATTCTAAATTAAAGTCAAATCTCGCAGCAAATTGCATTGCTCTCATCATTCTTAACGGGTCTTCTTCAAATGCTTTAGGATTAATTACACTTATTTGTTTATTCTCAATATCAAATTGACCTCTACCCTCTATATCATGTGTTTCACCAGTTTCAACATCTTTAGCAATAGCATTCATCCAAAAGTCTCTTCTTAATTGATCTTGTTGAAGAGTTATACCTTTTCCCAATTTTACTTGAAAATCTTTATGACCTGATCCTGTACTTTTTTCATCAACTCTAGGAACAGATATATCAATTGGTTCATCACCTTTTTCAAAATGAGTTGGCGTAAATTTTAAAATACCAAAAGATTTACCTACTGCATCAACTCTACCAAATTGTGAAATTATTTTTGATAAAGAATCAAGTTCTAATCCAACAACTAACAAATCCAAATCTTTAGATACTTTACCTAACATTTCATCTCTCACTGCTCCACCAATTTGGTAAATCTTACCACCTGCATCTTTAATAGCAGATTTCACATTTGGTTTCAAAGCGTGTGAAATATTTGATTCTATTATATAATTTTTAAATTGATATTTTTTCACATTCCACCCCGAAGTTCCCAAAGTCTTATTGCTTTACGCAATTCTTCACCTTTTAGATAATTCAATTCTTCCTTATTTCTATTAACCGATCGGGAGCACCTTTTCGATGCTCCCGATCCTCTGCCTTATTTTCCATAAATTCCTTTGTTAGTGTTATTATATTATTTATTCTAACACCTATTTGATAACATACATAATAATTCATTAAAACCCATAACTGTAAATGCCCACTCTCCTCGAATTGTATCATATAAAGATTTAATTCCATCTAAAAATATATAAGAAGTTATAGCACCAATAATACCACAAAGAAATGATTGAAAACTATATCTTAACCATTTAAATTTATTTGTTGCTAATACTCTACCTAGTCCATATATATCACCAACTATAGCATCATAAGTTCTCGAATCTCTTTCTAATCTTTGAGCATATTCTTTTTTAAATTCTTCTAATGGTATATAAGAAAAGTGACCAAAAAATAATGGATTAAAAAATGGTGAAGTTCTATCTATTTCTTTTGATCCTTCTTTTTTAGGATAACCTGTTCTCGGCATAATAACAGCAATTGCACATAATAATGCAATAGTAGAAAAGAATCCTAGTATAGATAGTGGAACTGCTACTTGTTCATGTTCCATATTAGCAACCGTTACAGAAAAAACAATTGATGAAACTGTTATCATTATATTGGCTTTTGTATCAGCCATTAATGACATCTGTACAATATTTGTAAGATTAAGACGAAGAATATTATCTACCGCAGTAGACGATTTTCCTTCATTAGTTTTATCTAAATCTTCAAATAAAGTATCAGGAGCTTTAAAATTTTGAACATCCCATTGATCTCTCATTTAACACAAACCCCATTGACATGGCCGAAAATAAAATGAACCAATAAATCCTAATATTATTGGTAACAACCCCAAAAAATAACCAAAGGTAAATATAACTGTCATCCACCTTTCCCAATCCAATAATGCTTTTAAAAAATTCATTTTTTCAATATTACTTCTAATGATTGTGAAGAAGCTGAGCATGATTTGCCCACTCCACCCCAATTTTTATTATTAATTCCTGGTCTAATTGTAGTTGTATTATCACTAATTGAAGCACATCGACAATCTCCTGTTTTGTTATTTTCTACTGTTGCTTTCAACTCTATTCCTTGACCACAACCGCCTGTGACCCATGTTACATTATCACACATGGTATTCCAATTTGTTGTATTATCATTTTGTATTTGTGTTATAATTTGAGTTACAATTGAATTATTATCACAAGAGAAAGTTACATCATTAATATGTCCCACTGAGACATATGACCAATTATCACTTGTCGAAAGATTGTCCCAAAAGTTTTCCCATACAGTTTTTTGATTTTGAGTTGATTTAATGTTATATGTAAAATTATCGCTCCATGTTGCATTGTCTGTATATGTCACATTGTCAATAATTGTTTCATTATCTACTGTACAATTTTCCGTACACTCAGTCGTTTCATTATCAACCGTTTCAGTCTCTTCAATAGGATAATTAGGATTGATAGAAGTAGAAATAGAAATAGTGATGGAATCTGGGCTATGAGTTGTGATTGTAAAAGGTTTAGAAGATCCATATTCATAATGTATATTTGGGTAAGTTGTAGTATAATTTTTATAATCTACTGTCATTTGGACATCAAGTGGTACTGTTACTCTCGCAGACATATTAGAATCCAAATCTGTATCTGCTATATTAGGTTCGACTTTAATATTATGCCTAACTGCTATTTCTCTACTACTATATCTTGTTGAATGAGAATAGTCAAGATTTATTTTTTGTTCCTTTTCAACATCATTACAATTAGTTAAACTTAAAAGTCCTATCAACAACCCTAATTTTACTATCTTCTTGATCATGTATATACACCTCTTTTATCGGTCCATCTATATGTTTGTCCCAATAATCTAAAAATTGATTTATCCTTGGATAATCTGGTTGTTGATCTTCTGTTTGCCATATAAATTCATTCACCAAATGTAAATAATCTGGAATATAATAGACAACTTGCACAGAGGCCTTAGTCCATTTTTTTATAATATATGCCATTAAATATTATCTTAGTGGTGGAGCGTAGAGTAAACCCCCTTGAGTGTACAACTTATTGTAACCTCTTTTCAAATTTATAGGAGTTTCTGTTCCAAGATATTTTTCGTAAATTTCTTCGTAATTACCTATTTGTTTTATAATTTGATATGCCCAATCAGCATTCAATCCTAACTTTGCACCAAGATGTGGAAATTTATCACCATCTCTCTCTCCCATAAATCTTTGTATTTTAGGATCTTTATTTTCTTTAAACATATCAATATTTTGAGAAGTAATACCCAACTCTTCTGCAATAAAAAATACATAAACTGACCATCTTGCAATATCTGACCACAATTGATCACCATATCTTATTGCTGGCCCAAGTGGTTCTTTTGAAATTACTTCTGGTAAAATCATATGTTTTTCTGGTTCTGGAAATTTTGTTCTGTCTCCTGCCAATGCTGATCTATCAATACCATACATATCACATTCACCTTGTAAATACAATTCAACAATATCTTCATCAGGATAAATACCAACTGGTGTATATTCCATATCCCACAATTCAAAAAAGTCTTTTATATTTTGTTCCGCAGTCGTGTCAATACTATAACAAACTGTTGCTCTAGCAAGGTCTTTAGCACTTTTTGCACCAAGTGTTTTTCTAACCATAAAACCTTGCCCATCATAAAATGTTGTTGGTAAAAATTCTATACCATAAATAATATCTCTTGTATATGTCCATGTGGTTGTCGCAGATAATACATCAATAGTTCCGTCTTTCAATCTTTCAAATCTAGTTCTACCAGTGATAGGAACAAATCTAATTCTTTCTTTATCTCCAAATAATGCGACAGCAAATGATTTACAAATGTCAGCATCAAATCCTTCCCAGATATGATACATTTCATTTTCTGATGGTCTTACTGTTCTACCTGTTCTTTCACTAAATCCCCATTGATTATCATATACACCACAAATTACATATCCTCGTTCTTTTATTTTTTGTATTGTAGTTCCATATTGTGGATTGTATTCGTCACCACCTTCATAATCTTCTTCACTACCTTGAAGCATTTCAATGTGCTCACTTTCAACTGACTTTAATCTTATAATTTCTTGTTGTAAATTATCATATTCTTTTTTAGGAACCACTTCAACTCTTGGCATTATTCCAGAAAACATCGCTTCTCTCTGTTTTGCCAAATCATCAATCTTTGCTTGTAATGATAATCTATCGCCTATATCAGTAGTAGGATCATCTCTCCTTTCTACTAACATATTAATTTCATCTTGAATTGTGCGTATTGATGCCTCTATGGTATCATCAAAAACTTTGATGTTTCCCTTGGGATCAGCGAATATTTTTTGCCCTATTGTTTCTGTTGGGATTAATAATAAAGCAAAAAATAAAATAATAAATAAAGATTTCATTTTAATGTTCTGTAGATTTCCATTAATTCAGCATCAGGCATGTCTTGTGCCATAGTATAATATCTTTGATGCCCAACTTTCATAAAACCTTTGAGATCTGCAAAACTTGGATAAGTTGCATGAAGACCAGATATTAAATGATCTGGATCTAAATGACATTCTGCACAAGCATTTCCTTTTGCAAAAACTCTTGTACCTAATTTATATCTTTCACTTTGAACCAATACTGTATTTAAATCTTTTTCTACCCATCTTATTTTTTCATCTAATCCTGGTATGACCATAAAAATGAGATACGCAACAAGTCCCAGAATAACTAAAATAAAAGTTTTTTGTCCTTTTATAGATGCAAGAGTTTCTTCCTCAATTGCTTTAACGGGTTCAAACTCTACTTTTTCTTCTCCATTTGTAGTTACTGTTGCTTTTATTGATCCCTCAGATTGCTTCTTTGCTTGTGCCATTATTTACCTTTCGACGCACTCTTTAATTTAGATTGTAATTGCTCAGCAAACATTTTAAGAATTATAGGAATGCTTACATTTGACGTTAACCCAAATAAGAATCCAACAGGATATTTGTACGAAGCATAGGCTTGTACTTGTGGTACATTATCAAATACTAATATAATAAGAATATATCCTGTAACAGACATACCCATATTAATAAACAAATCAAGACCAATAAGCCACCAATTTCCTTGATACTTATCTTTATTATCATGTCTATAATTAAACAAAAATACAAAAAATGACGAAAATAATATAATTGCAAACATAGACAAATTCGCCGTTCCAAAAAGATCATCCATCTTTACTCTCCTTGTTCTTGAGCATCTTTAACAAATCAGAGGTTGAACCAACATATAAATTATTATTTACAGAAGTTGGCCCTTGCTGATTTTTGTTTTGTAATACTTCTTTTTTTGTTTTTTGGAGATTCATTAATTTTTCATTAGTGTCTCCCAAATTTTTAATCAATTGAGAAGCGACTTCAAAATGCCTTGCATGCTCAGTTGACTTCGCTATCTCCAATAGCTCATCAAGGGCTTCATGTCCTTTTTCCATTAAATTATAATAGTTTTCTCTAGCATAAGTATAATCAGTATTTACATCAGCATCATCTGATATAACTTTTAATCTAGATTCTTTTGGGTTGACAATATCTTTTACTGGATCATCAACCAAAACATCTTCTACCATTTCTTTTATATCCATTTAACCTCTTCATCATTAATGGACAAACTAAATCCAAAATCATTATTACCTGTAGCATCTAATGGATCTGGTCTTATTCCAATAGTTTCATTAGATCCAATTATTTGTAAATTACTATCACTTGTTTCTGTTGTTAGTTTTGTACCACTTTCATTCAATAAAGTATTTATAGTAAAGTGTGTACTATCCTCTAGTCTAAAATAATCAAAAGATCCTATTTCTTCAGTATTACTTCCACCAGGAATAGACAATGTAATAGAAATATCTTTGATAACTTTTTTATTCTCTTCAATTTCAGGATACATGAAACTTTTCATTGTAAATTGCATATCCCAAGACAATGATCTTCTTGTCTCAAAATCACCATCATAAGCATCCATATAATTTACAGAATTTAATATAATTGGTACATCAGTTTTAATATCCATAGAAGGAACCATGTTGATGGTTACTGTAAATTCAGGAGTAAAATTTGGTAATATTTGTTCAACAATCTGTGCAGCATCTTCTGCATTTTTTGCCAATATTGCTAAATCAAAAACAAAATTATAAGGAACTGGATTATATTGTGATCTTAATGTTCCATTTATATTTGCTTTATTTTGTCCAACTGTTATCAACTTTCTTGTACCATCATACATAATTTGACTCATCATAAAACCAATTCTTGGTAATATGACCGCTGGACCAGTAAGATTTGGATTTCCTATTCTTACCATAAATTTTTGTTTTGGTCCGTAAGCAACAGGAACTTTCAATGTCTCAATAACTTGACCTGAACTATTTGTTCTTTTTATAGAAATATCATTAAATAAGGTTCCAAAAGCAACAACCATTTTTCTGATTGTTTGATGATATGTACTTGTTCCAAACATTAATATTGTCCTTCAGAAAATGGGTCTTTATCAGTAAAATCAAATATTGAATCACTTTCAGTTTGTATAGTGTAATTATTTGCTTGTCTATCCGTATTGATTTCAAGTGTACTTGGTGCAGCAACCATTGTCCAACTAGCACCACTTGTTTGACCAATAACATTTTGTGATGTAATAATTGAACCAACAATATTACCAACTCTCAAAGTTTTTGTAGAATAATTCCATGATAGTACTTTACCTGTTGTATCACCATTTGTAATAGTTTCATCTACTTGAAAATTTCCAGAACCAGAATCAAAGACAAGATCCATAGAATAACTATATTCATTTTCAATGTCATCAATTTGAGGAACACCAGTATCAATGTCCTCATGACTATATTCAAACAATTCACAAGTAAGTGTATAAAGTGGTAAGTTTCCTAATTGATAAAAAACTTTTTCATGTTCAACAAATCTAATTTCAAAAAGTTTATCATTTAATGGAAAGTAAATTAAATCTCCTTCAAATGGTCTTACTCTATCATTAATTTCTAAATCTATCCATCTTCTTTGTGAAACGGATAAAATTAATTGATCTCTTATCTCAACACCAAATTGACCTATGATGTCGCCTTCACCACCAAAACCATCAATAGATTCAACATACATTTCTATTGAATGTGCTTTTGTAAATTTAGAAGCAACGTCTTCTGAATAAAGTTGATCAGTAGCTACCAATGTTCTAGGAAGATAACTAACGTCTATTCCATGTATTTTGATAGATTCTTCTACTAAATCATCAATTAATTCTTGTTCTGCTATATAATCTGATTGCTGAAAATAAGTTGATACTGGCATATTATCCTACGGCGAAATCTACTGGAAATTGATATTTGTTTTCTAAATCATTTGCTAATACTTCTAAATTTGCTTTAGCTTCATCCAGTATTGTTCTACCATCTAATGTTGTGCCACCTGGAAGTTGAACACCTTGATATTTAATTAAATTGTATCCCCATTGTTGTCTAAACAACTCTGTAGTATATTTTTTTAACCACATATCATTATATACATCAGTATATGTTGTTGGTTCAACTAATTGCATACATTCAGCAACTAAGTGTTCACCTACTACAAATTCTTTAGACCAATCAACATCAACATATAATCTATCTTGATGTCTTGAAAATCTCATTCCTGGTTTACCACTAAATATCTCTTGTAATACACCTAAATGTTGTTGAACCATATAATATGGAACTATTGATGTTTTTGTTAAATTGTAAACATCATTTAAATGCATTTGGTATCTAACATCAAACATATTGTTTACTGAACCTGATCCAAATGGAAATACATTCAATACACCAATTGTTCCTTCTGTTAAAGTGATATATTCATTGTCAATATCATCTTGAGTTATCTGATGTTTCAAATATGTTTTGATTGTTGCATCAACATGA